AGCTAAGTTTCCTGCGGCATTAGATAGTAATTGATTGTATTGACCGAAGTTAGCAGGGCCTCCTGCTCTCATAGCTCCAGTCTGATAACCTTTTGCCATTTGACGCATAGCAGCTCTATCAGCTGTCCCTGCTGTTCCTGTTTGTAATGCTTGTCTTCTACGTCTGATTGTATTGAGCATCTGACGCTCCATTGGATTTTCAGACATTGGAATAGCAGCATCAGCTTTCTTTCTATTGACAACACCTGCAATCATTTGACCTGCTGCAAGTCCTAATTTAGCACCTTGACCTGACGCTTGATCAGTAAGCTCTTTTCCTTTACTCATTAACATTCCTAATCCTGGAGGCATAATATATATTTTTTCAAATTTAACAATTATTTTAATGCTTTGTATTGCACGGCAGTAGATGTAACTAAAAATTCCTCATCTAATGTACTGACAATCTTGAATATTGCAACACGTCCTTGGTTTCTTTCGAACGGTGCAGTAAGTGAACGAGGGATATAGCATTCATATCCAAAGTAATTCTTAATACTTAGTGGTACAGCATTCGCATCAACTACAGAATCAAACGTATCAGTCTTGTAATCAGCAAATGATTTGTAGAAGTAAATCTTCTCAGGCTTACTATTTGAGTTAACTCTGATTCTAATGAACTCTTTGTCAGCAATGATATCTTGATCAGATACACCTGTCAACTAACACTCCATATCAACTCCATTCATCTGATTACCAATACCTAATTGATATGTACCCGAACCTTTCATTCCAAATAAATTGTTCTTATAGTACAAATACTTATCGTAGTTGTATGAGCTTTGGCACTGTAATGCAGCCTGTTGAACACCATAGATTAATGTACTAAACTCAGGAGCTTCATCCTTTGTACATACATTCATAATGTACTCTTTAGTTAACACGTTGAATCCTCCTGACAACTTGGCATCATATCCTTCACCAATCAATTGGTTGTATTTACGGTTAAGTAATTCAAAGAATCCTGTTCTTGCAATCTCATTTAATTGATTGTCAGAGAATGTGTAAGCAGAGATACCATTAGCAAAGAATATAGCATTTGAGTATTCAGCCCAACTTCTCCATGTCTCATCAGACATACCAATAGCCTTATCTAACCATAACTGATTTAAGATACCACCAACATCTGATCCAACTGTTGCTAACTCATTAGCATTGATTTCGTGGATAATACGCTTATCAACAAGTAATAAACAAACTCCGCTATCTGTAAATGCATAAAGGTTATTACCCTTATCATTAGATAATGCACTCCATCCAAACTTAATTTCACCTGTATCATCGGAGATATCAAAGTAATTAGATGAAGGGAATGTTTTGATTGATGGTGTATTCTGAACATTCATAGGTCTTTTCAATGACCAAATGATACGTGTACAGAAATCTGTTTGCTCTTCAAATCCTACCGATGGGATAGTAGTAAACGTATTTGTTGACTGATCCTTAGAGTAATCAATATTAGTTTGAAGATTATTCATTGTAAATCTAAATCCACCTTTATCCCATAGATTCCATTCGTATCCGTAATCATTAAAATATTCAGCACTTAAATGATTATCTGATTCAAATTGAGCTCTATCTCCTGGATCACTAGTGTTCCATTTGTTAGGTCTTGGAATATAGTTTATTAGTGGATAATATTGATCGCTTACAGCCTTGTCAGGTTGTTCTACGTTAAATGCAAATGATAAATTTATTCTAGTTTCAGCCGTCCATACTGTAACTAACTGACGAATATAAGAAGAATGAGTACCTGCAATATCACAGAATTCAAATTGTTCATTCCAGTTATAATTCCAATAATCAGTATTTTCCCACATTGGATATGTATCGGTATACTCATACGTCTTTAATGGGAATGGTGAATTCATCTTAAATTCATTATCTGGGAATATCCATCCTCCATTTGTACCTGATGGCTCTCCAAGATTAGTATAGTTATTATCAATTGGAGCCCAAATGGATTCATTGATATAAGTGTCTCCACCAAATACACGTACAGGAATACGATTGTCATACTGAACGTATACCTTATATCCTAATGGGACTACAGAAAACTGTGTATATCCTGAAATATCATTAAAGTTAAGAGTAAATACTCTACAAACCCCATCACTGTCACCAGGCGTTTCTGTACTTGTGTAAACACCGTAGATATCAAATCCATCAGTCAATACAGGATCATTGTAAGGTAAACCTGCTGCTAATCCTGTCAGTACAGTTGATAAGTCACCTGGGCTAAAGAATTGTACGTTCATCCACCTTTGAGAGATACCATTTAAGTCCTCTACGTAAACAAATCTTTGAATGTTTGTATATGCAGGAGATATTTGACCATCAATTTCAGGAATACAATCTTCCCATCTTTCAGATACTAATACAGCACTTTGAGTAGCACTACCAGCTGATTCAAGAATTAAAGATTTGAACTTAATAAAATTAGCTCCGTATTTATATTGAGTAGTAAGGCCAGTATTAATATCTGTATTCTTAATAATATTAATTACATACATAGGCTCTCTCCACTCCATAACTCCCTCTGTATCTGCGTCTTTACTTGCATTTGGAGGAGTATTCATTCCTGATCTATTGTAAATAGAACCTGTTATTGAATCATCAACTGTAACTTTAAAGTATCCCTGTCTAGTTGAATTAGTAGTGACTTCATCAAATTCTAATATAGGGAATGTTTGATTTCCATTTGCATTACCCGTAAAAGCAGGTGAATCACCTGTTGAGTAATTAGTGTACCTGCCATAAGCTACATATCTATAGTTTAACACAGGAAAATCAGGATCATCAATACCTGATTTATCTGCAATAACAGGATTAATAGGAATTGAATCTCTATCCCTTAATACACGAGCATAAGTTATCATGTCAGCAGATTTTCTTCTCTGCCCTAGAAGGTCATTTCTACTACTGTATACTTCGGTAAAATAACCTAATGGAGACACTAACTGTAATGAATATGAATTAGGGTTATTAATAAGATCTTCAGCTATATCTGGATACAACAATTCTAAATCAGGGAAATAAGCCCAAAATGAATCTACATCTTTCTGTGTATCATCACCAAATATTCCTTCAGAAGGCTTAAGAGAATAAAATCCTAATCCTTGAGCAATAACTTGTTGAGCGGGTTCGGTCTGAACTACAGAGAATCCATCAGCCCATGCAGGCCAACTCTTAATACCCTTAAAACCAAATCCTTGAGAGTAATAATTTAAGCCAAATGCAGGAGGAGCATAATCATTCCAAGTCAATAAAGCTCCTGACTCAACAGATACTCTTGAGTTTACTGCTTTGTTTAATTTATTTCTATTATCAAACTGAGATGTCGGAGATAATGCTTGGTAAGTAGTAGAGAATACTGGATCAATGCCATCATAATAATTATAAAGGTAATTATCATCAGTCCTTACGTCATCTTGACCTGTTTTTTCTACAGCATCATAATGATCAAATACCTCATGTGTTTTCGTAACTTTACCATCAGTATTCGCAGCTCTTACAACTCCTTTATATGAAGTATAATTAGTTTCTGTTAAATCTTGAATCTCATCCCTTCTATTTGGGAACTCAAAATTGGTCGCATTAGGTATTTCTGTGGCGTATGATGGATTATTATTCTTGTCGAATAGTACGACACCAAAGCCTGTCTTTTCACCTCGCATATTGCTTTTATGCATTGCGGCATTATAAACATGCTTATGGCCTGGTTTACCCATATTCTCAATTGTAGAGAAAACGCCACCTGCTGTATCATCTACCCATCCAATTTGACCTTGAATGCTTTTAGAATCATACCCAATATTCATTAAGTACAATCTCTCATTGTAATATCTGATAGCCTTAGCTCTTCTAACGGAAGAACCTGTATCAGTCTGTTCGTCAAGAGTCAATATAGTTGCACCTTCAAATGTAGCTTCTGCTCTATCTAGTACATCAATTACTTCCATTCCATCAACTACAGGAATACTAGCAATAATTTCTGATACAGGAGCTACCCCAACTGGATCACCTGCGTACCAAGAATCTCTTCTTAGTTCAATAAATGCAAATTGACTATCGTTCTGATATCTAATTCTAATGTGATTTCCGTAAGGAGTTGATGAGGTAACATCAGGTGCGCTAGAAAACGTTCTAGAATGAGGATATTGCGGCTGATTACTAGGACTACTGTTTCTAACTACAGGAATTAATTCTGTAATATGTGAAAATGGAGTAGCTTCTCCTTGATCATCAACAAATCTATATGAGTAAGAATAACTACCAACACATAATCCTGATGTTCCAATAACCACATCATATCCTGATGTACCTGAAACTTGCTTAATAAATGCAGGTTTGTAAAGTGTAGCTGAAACTTGTACAGTGTAATCTTCTACATTGAAATCAACAAAGTAAGTTGACGTACAAGCTGTTCCAGGATTCATACCTGAATTATCCATTAAGTCTTTAATTGAAAAAACTAATGGAGGAGTATTGTTATCTGTGATGTAAATCTCTCCACCTACACAACTTTCATTCTTATCGTATTGTAGTGGGTAGTCTAAATCAAATGGTAGGTCACTGGAATATGCGACAATTTTACCGTCTACTCTAATTATTGGCTCCTCGCCTACCACTGATGATGCCCATACTTCTACAATGTGTCCATTTACTTCTTGAGCCATCATGCACTCATATCCTGTAAACGTCAACGTACCAATTGGATTACATCTATTATCGATTAAAGGAAATAGGATCTCCTCTCCTTTAATTTTCTTTTTAGCAAAGTTATCTCCATCCATGGAAATACTACGCATATTTAACGCATCAAGGTGCTCTCCATTTGGTGATGCACCTAGTATTTCTTTGTTTGAGTCAGAGTTTATACCTTTCTCATACGTCTTTATATCTTGAGGATGATGCTGTTGGCGCATATTTATTTTTTAAATGGGAATCTCTTATTTAAAGTATCTTTTCGTTTGTTGCAGCTACTACAGCCACCCGATTTATCTCCAGATGCTTTAGCTACAAATTTAGCAACTTTATCCATTTGTGTGATTCTAGCTACTTTTTCAACTACATCACCCAATCCCTGCATCTGTGCCATAGAGAATATATTTTTGTCCATTATTATTTTAGAGCTCTTTTTACAGATTTCTTTTTCTTAAATCTTTCTCCAACTCCTGAAGATTTTCCTTCTCTATAAACTTTTGATCCTGGAGACCATAAATCATGGAATGACCAATATCCAGCTGTTAATTTAGATTGATTACCTTCTCCGGCATGTCTTCTTCTATATTGCTTACGTGCTTCAGCTGAATAGTTTGAACTATATCCTTTAGCTCCATATCGAACAATTTTCTCCTGACCATTAGAACAAGCTTTAACAACTCTTTTATGTTTACCGTCATTTGCTGGCCTTGGTCTATTGCAAGGCATTGAATCTTTATCTAATTTTTGTGCCATTGTTATCTAAATTTAGCAGTTTTTTCTTTAATACTTTTTGGCTGCGCTACAAATTGTTTACCCATAGCTTTTCCCATTCTTTTCGCCCTAGTTGTTGCAGCATACTCAGATGAACTAAGTGACTTAATAGCTTTCTCAGGTAGATATCTCTCTCCTGTTTTACTACTAGGTTTACCACTTTTAGTTCTCCACTTTTGCTTAGTCCATTTAGATAGGCTATTTGAAGAAGACTTAGCTCCTGAATAACCACCACCTGCTGCTTTATATTTTTGTACCGCAAGTTGAGCTTTTCTAGCAGACCATTGTCCTGGATTACCTCCTTTGGATCCAGATTTGACTTCAGATACGATTCTCTTCCAAAGTCCAGGATTTGATTTCTTAGCAGTTTCCATTATTTATGATAAATTTTAACAAATATACGATTTTTATTACTACATTTGTTCCTGTCAGGTAGCAGTGACAATGTAAGATATTATTAAAGTCCCCATAATGAAAGAACTGCTACTCTGGATTTATGGGGCTTTTTGTTATGGAAGAAATTTGGAAAGATGTTGTTGGGTATGAAGGATTATATCAAGTATCTAATATGGGAAATGTGGCCTCACTTAAATTTAATAAGTTTAAATTACTAAACAAATTAATACACAATCAAGGCTATACAATGGCTAGATTATATAGAAATGGACGAGGATCTACAATAAAAATCCATAGACTAGTTGCCTTATCATTTATAAATAGTAATTTACCAAATAATCACTCCTTAGTTGTTGACCACATAAATAACAACAAAGCAGATAATAGACTCGAAAATCTTCAAATATTGACTACAAGGCAAAATAATATAAAAGAAGGAAGATATTCAAGAGGTAGCTCTAAATATGTTGGTGTATATTGGTGTAACACAAAAATGAGATTCTTATCTTTTATCAATATTGGGAATAAAAAAATAAGGGTTGGAACTTTTTCATGTGAACATGAAGCCAATAAAAAAAGAAACGAAATGCTAAAACAATATTGTATAGAAATATAATTTTATTTATGAAACATAGAGCTCAGGTACTCCTCTAACGATTCTTTCTCTTTTGAATCCATAGATTTAATACGTTTTCTTGCTTTATTCCAACTACCTGAAGTTAAGTCGTTTAACTTGCTGAATGAATCTTGCCATAGTGGACGATACATACGTACATCTCTTGACTTCATTGCATTGTAGAATCTCTCCTCTACGTAATCAACTACTGCACGCTCAAAGAAACGTGGAATAGTAGGCATATCTCCATTCTCTACACCCATTCCGTTGAATACAATACGAACATAAGGGAAACCACCACATTCTTTACTGAACATGATCAATCCATTAAGTACATTGTAGTAGAATTTAGGTCCGTAGAAACCTGCTTGATTATGCGTATAAATACGTTGATTTGGCTGATAGATGTCTGATCCATTACTTCCATCGTCTTTTACTTTGGCAGTATATCCATTTCCATCTGCTGTATTGTTGAATAAACGTTTCCAATATACTACTTGGCTCTTTGTAGGGTTACATAATGAACCATTGTACATATAGATTTCACGAATATTAAATACATTCTTAGGCATCTCAATTTGGAAGTTATCAGGCATTTCATAGTCATGCTGAATCTTCAACCAAAATGTATCAAATGACAACTCTTGTATTGCATCTTGAATACGTGAGATATACCATCCTTTTGGGAATCCCTTCTTATAATCAGTGTCATTTACAGTAGCAGTAATCTCTGCTAGTAAGTGCTCTATGGATACAAAATCGTTAGCTGTCATTATTCTGCTTGTTGTTGAGTTGTGTCAGGTAAATTTACGGCTCTATTTGCATACATCTGAGTATTCAATTCTCCACCGTCTTCACCGTCATTAATATTTTCTTTAGGCATTAACATTACAAATCTACCTAATTGTAGCACTTGCATCATTAAGTCCTGAATCATTTCGTCTGGTAATGGAATCTCATCATCAAGACTACATACTTGTTTTGGATCAAGTGTTGCTTTAATTGCAATCTCTAAATCAACAACATCACTACACTCAAGTCCTAACAAGTAGATTCTATTTACTTTAAATCCATCAATATGATCACCAATTCTATAAAAATAAGGATTCTTAGCACTAGGTTTAGTGTATTCGTCAAGGTATAAGTGTTGAACACTACCTAAATTTACTCCCTGAAACCATACCTGAGCGAAAGATGGTCCTTCACAATGGCAAGTTTCTTCATTATATGTGATATAGATTACCCCTGAGTTATTTGGAAGATCCATGATCTGAGCAGGTAAGTCTATGTATTTTCTTCCTTTGGTATCTGTTAATACAGGTACATTATTAAATGTAGATGTAAACAAATCAGTATTAGTAGCTATAGTTTGCTGTAGGCGCATTCTATTAGCAACTACCATCACCCAATACATTAATTGGTTTAAAGTGAAGTCAGCATCATCAAATGCGGCATTAAAGCTCTTATCTAGATCATATATTACGTATCTGTATGTCATCTTACAATATAGTTAAAAGTTGTTGCACATCTTGTGCTGTTACTGCGTATAAGTTAGTTCCGTCTCCTTGTTTGTAAGAGATATAACTCAATGCTTTATCAAATAGCAATTGGAATACACTATTTGGAAACTCAATGTTTTGAGACAATGAGATGATAACAGATGGTTTCTTCGCCCAAAATACTGTTACCTTATCATTCTTGATTTGTGGTCTAATTTCAATCTCTGCTGCTTTATCACCGGTATTTACACCTTGGTAATTTGCAGGAGCTAAATAAGCATATAATTTCAATGCATCGCATATCTGATTACCATCATATCCTGCCTCAAATGGATTAGATGCGTTAGTTGACCATTCCTCAACAGTCAATCGTTTACATGAATCAGTAGATGCTAAATGCAATTTGTCACTCAAGAAATAACTTCTAGTTACGTCAGGAGTAGGCACAGGAGGATATCCTGCGATAGTATCTGTAGTTGGATTAGCAAATACCCCTAAAATAGTCCATACTTCGCTAGGGAATACGTTTAGAGAAACTCTAGAGGTGTTCGTTGTTTGGAACACCCCAGAGTATGCTAAGTCTCTAAAAAATTCTTCACCTAGTTTATCTTGACCATACGCAGCGTTAACGATATTAGTTAACCATTTTACCGAAGCATTAATTGCTGGTATATAGTCTAATGAATCCAAATAGTGATCTGAATTCTCTGCATCCAATGCGAATGCTAACTGATTACGTAACTCCTGCGCTGAAATCATGATTATGAATTAATTTTTTTCTCAGTAATTATTCGTCCTTGTTGGTCCATAGTTGAACTTCTCAAGTTACCGTAAAGCATCTTATCTTGTTGATTGATAGATCTCTTTGCAGTAAGCTCTACTAGTTGTCTACGCATAGCCTCTGGACTTTGATTAATTGTAACTCCTTCTTGTTTAGCACGTGCAATAATCTGCATGTCAGACAATTTAGAGATAGATTGTTGTGCTTCAACCATTTTCTGAGCCCATGTAGAGTCAACATTCATTGCTGATTCCATGTTCTCGTAAAATGCGATACCATATTGGCTGTGATTTCTTAAGTAATCTAATTCTGATTGAGATTGAACCTTAACAGAAGATACAGATACAACTTGTACATCACGACCTTTTTTTCTACGTGTTCTTACTAATGGTTTGAATTTAATAGCTCCGTGTGGAGGTAATGACTCTAAACCACGTCTCTTATCACCGTGAATAGAAAAGTTCAATGAGAATGCGAAGAATACTACAGGCTGTTCTAACCAATCTTCTTCTAATTCAGCTACATAGTTAGATTCCTCGTTAAGGGACTCTCTAGCTGATGATGTTTTTAATTTATTAAGTTGATTAGTGAACTTAGCCTCTAACTCTTGCATCCATTGTTGAACAGTAGATAATGGAATAGCAGGCTCTGCTTTAGGCTCTACAAATTCTTTCTCTTCTTTCACTTCAACTACTGGTGCATTAACTTCTTCAAATACTGATTGTTCAGCCTGAGGAGTAACGTCTTGATTTGTTTTTTTAATCGCCATGATTAATTTATTTTAATGATTAAATAAAGGGGGAGATTTTATTCCCCCCCTGAATTGTTAAATATTACATTGTAAGGTCTAACCATGCACATGCAAGTGGGTTGTGGAATTTAACCCCCATGTTACAGTCTACCCATACATCTCCGTAACGTTTTGGAACACCGTCCTCTAATTTCAACGTGTCTCCAGAACGCTCACCCCAAAGTTGTGTACGTTTGATGTTTTTCATATCCAAGATTACGATACGGTTTTCGAATGAACCTGGGAATGAAGCTTTGTCTTCGAAACGTTTGAAAGGCACAAGAACGATACGAGAAGAACCTAAGTTTACTTCTTTCAAGTTCAATAATGCGATATCATCGTTAGGAGCGTAACGTGTCAATTCTTCTTTGTAAGCCAAAGATAATGCACGGTGAACACGTGGAGTCATGAACGCCATACGAGCTTGACCGTAGTCACCATACTCAGAAGACAATACCATATCCTCGAATGCGTCAACTAAAGATGCTTTCGTAGCCAATGCGTTTGGAGAACCTGCCTCTAACATTGAAGAGAATACACCACCTGTAGTTTTAGCAGGAGTACCGTCAGCTGTGATGATCTCACCTTTTTGTCCTGTCCAGAATGCGTTAGACAAATCGATACGGTGTTGGTTGAACATTGCATTACGCTCCATTTCAAGGAAGTTAGCAGTTGTTCCCAATGTTTTCAATTTGTGTAATTCTACTTCAGAGTAACGAATCGCTTTGTTGAACAATTGGATGTAGTTGTTACGCTCGATTGTAGAAGCACGGAAGTACTGAGCGAAACCGTCAGATCCATCGTGGTCAACGCTAGATACGTTAGCCAATACATCGTCAGCAGTTACAGCTGGTAAAGTATCACCGTTGTAAGGAGAAACTGTAATTGTCAATAAAGACGTATCAACAGAAACAACACTACCTTTTTGTCCGTTAGGGTAAGAGATAATTGTGTTAGTTGAGATATTGTCTGTAGACGTTACAGAAATTGTTTGAGTTGTAGGCCAAGATACAGTCGCAGATGCAGCTGTAGCTACAAGAGGCTCACGTTGGTAACCCATTTCTTGGTAGAAGAACTCGTCAGAGTTAACTTGCTCTGCTGCTACCATGTTTAACAATTTCAAATCCATGAACTGCTGAGGAGCAGCATCAAAGATCGCACGATTAGTTAATTTTTGTACTAACAATGAAATGTCATGTCCGTACAACGCAGCGTACTCGGAACCTACGGAGTTGTAGTTCTGATTGTCGAACTTAATGTTCGGTTCATTATATAAAGCCATTTTGCTTCAGATTTAAAAATTTACAATTTAATTACTATGCGTAAGGATCTCCTTTAAATAATCCACTTAAGTGTCCTGCCTCTTTAGCAAAAGCACCCTGTTGAGGAGCTGCTGCTTTGTTCTTACGAAGGGCAGTTGGACTTGAGTCAACTATCTTCTGGTTTGCCTTACTCTCACCTTGTCGTTCAGCAATCTTTTTAACAGATTCTAACATTTTCTTGCCGTACATAGCGTATGCAACTAATTCTGCTGCATCCTCCTTATATGTACCATCAGCATTCACAAACAGATTCTCCGCTTTCCCCTCAACCAAGATAGTCCTAATCTTAGCGACCTCGGACTTACTGAAGCTTGGGTAAGCCTTACTTAGATTTTCTACGGAAAGGAGTGCTGTCTTTTTCAAGTTTTGAAACTCGTTTTTTTGACGGTTGGTAAACTCCTCACGCTCTTTTTCTAATGCTTGTTTATCTTCAGCGAATAAACGTTTTGTTGAATTTGCTAAAAGCCTTACGCTATTATCGAACTCAGACTCTGAGATATCTCCATCCTCTAAAGATGTTGTTAACTCATCATACTGCTCCCCAAAATAGTGCTGGACAAGGCTCTCTGGATCTTGACCTTTATAGTCTCCTGAGAAGTCCAGTCTTTGTGAAGATGTAAATGCAGTAGTATGATCTTCTCCATTTGCCCACAATTGAACCGCCATACGAATATCGCTTGGCATCGCTTGTAAGTCAGCTGTTAAAGCTTCATACTCTTTCTTTACCTCAGATCCCTCCTGGGCCTGATTTCTCCATGTATCGACAGATGAAAAGAACTTAGAAGCATCATTAACCCCAAACCTTGAAGAGATGAGGTCAATCATTTCCTTCGGTGCTTCAAAGTTAAGTTTAATTTCTTTACCCTTTTTTGGAGTTGCCATGATTCCAAAGATGTCATCGATGTCTGTGTTCTCGTCACTATCATCTTCGTCATCCTCTTCCTCTTCTTCCTCCTCTTCATCTCTTGCTTGAACGCTTGCTTGTTGCATGCTAGCCATCAAGTCTTTATACTCTGTTGAGTTTGCGAAGCTTGGGTCCATTGCGGCCAATGCTTCAACTTGTCGAAGTTGTTCTTGCATCTCTGGCTCCAACTGCTCCAATGAAGGAGCGTTAGAAAATTCACCAGATACTCTTTCAACTTCTTTTTCAAAGTTAGTATCCATAACTATTTATTATTTGATTCAAAAATACACATTTATTATAAACCTTGGTTTTTAAGAAGGTCTCTTTCTGTCTTAGCATTCTCTTTAAATGCTATTTTTTCCATTTCTTGTTGATGTAGCATCTCTTGATCATCCATAACCTCTTGTTTTTGCTGTTGCTGTGCAGCTTGTAATTGCTGTGCCATATCTGCCTGAGCAGCTCTACCTTCAATCATACCTTCGTTAGCAGCTTTGTCAGCTTGTTGCTGTGCCATCAATTTATCTCTATGGAATTGACGTAGTGCTTGAGCTACTAAATCAGGTGTTGCTCGGTTAAACAAGTTAGCAAATGTGATTTGATCAATCATACCTGCTTGAAGTAGTGTAAACAATAGCTGATTTGCTGCATTTAAGCCTTGCTCAGGAGTTTCTGAACGCTTAATGAAGATTCTATAGTCTTGTAGTAAATGATCCTCTGTAATCGTAATTCTTGATAACCCTTCGTCACCTACCATCATCGCTAATTTACGAGGATTATCGTGATAGATTGATTTACCTACAGTTGCCATGTGCTCGTATGCTTGACGTAAGATAGATGTCAATGCCCAATAGAATGGTTCTTGAACTAATGAACCTCTTTGGATTTGTGCTTCAACAACTCCTACTAGCATATCCGAACCACCCTGAGTTCCTGTCATCGCCTCATTCACACCTGTAACATCCTGAATAGATTGTTGTACAGTTTGAATAACTTGGAAAAGCTGAAGTGTACCGGAGCCAATATTTGTTCCGTATGTACCAATAGCATTCTGAACTGATCCAACTCGGTCAGTATCTACAAAGATTGGTTTAGATGAGTTGATGTTACGCATGATATCTGCTTCTCCATCTCTATCGTCAACTGCTGACTTAGAAATAACTGTACCTGAACCACGCATGTTAGCCATCTGAGACTCTACAACAGATAAAGTTCTATTTAAGAAACGCTGTGGATCAATAACATCATCAAGTGGAGTCAATACTTCACCTCTATCGTAGATGTAAGTGTAGCATTTGTACGGAAATTTTACGTTAGCTGGATCGTATAATTGTTTCTCTTGGTAAGGTAATACACCGTACTCAAGAATGATATCACCATATCCAATCTCCTCTTGAGGGATCATGATACAGTAGCGAAGAACATCAACATAAATTGTTTGTTTCTTGCTCTTGCCCATTTTCTTTTTGTGCGCTTCTGTCTGAGGTTCAATTAAATCCTTATCAGTATACTTAGAATCCTCATTGTTGATCATCGTGTAGTATGGATATCCTGCTTCATCAAGAACCCAACCGTAATCTCTTCTCTCAACGTCTTTCCAATATGTCTCGTATGTAGGAACTTTACCACCTGGGATAGTATAAATACCATTTACAATCTTGTGCATATTGTTTTGATTCGTATGATTAGAATACTCCTCAATAGCTTGTCTTTCGTCCTTTGTTAGGTGTTGGTATCTTTCGAAAATAGTTGGACTATCCATATAATACCATTCCCCCATAAATTCAGCATCAGATAGATCAGGCTTTTTAGCCGACATATCCCACATGAAGAACAATGGATTGATGGACTCAGCAGCGTAGTTCTCATTAGCTTCATATCCTTTGTATATTCCTAATCCACAAATAGCTAGGTTACGAGTAATCTGAGTCTTTAACTCATCAATGTTTACTTCGTTAGCAATAAATTCAAGTAAGTTATTAATGTCCTTCTCATAGTTCTCTACGAATGTATTGTAGAATAACTCTTCAGTTTCCATCTCTGTATCTTCGATAGGGGCATTCTCTTTGATGATGTCCTTGAAGAATGGTAAAGCATCAGCTACTTTTTGAAGTGACTTCAATTTAGCTAGCTCTTCTTCTCTTTTGTTGATTACGAAATCAGAAATACAGTTTGCTTTTGCATCATATCCTAAGCGAATAGCATTACCAATGTACTGTTGTACCATTGGCTTGATAACGTTCTTTGTCCATTTAAGGCGATTACGTACATCACCTGATTCATCTAGGAAGAAAGCCTCGATATCCTCTTCAAATATCCATTGACCATCTTGCCCTTTGAAGAAAGACCAGTTGATTAAGCATTTGTTAATGTATCTGCGGTAGATATAATTACTCATTATGGCAAGGCAATATTTCGCATATTCCTTATGGTAATCTTTATCTTTTTTGGAGGTTAACTTATTAGGTCTTTGTCTCCCTGTGCTAAACATGTAACTCATATCACTTCAGTACGTCATTAATTTTTACGAGTACCTGTTTTCTAGTTTTTCTCTCGACAACTTTAGCTCCGTATGAAGATTCTAATGTCTTCACCATCTGAGGTAGCTCTCCGTATACTTTTACCACTAGGTCAGTGTACTTTTTCTTTTCATCAATGTCCATCCCTGCTAGTGTTACCGAGTCAAGGACAATCATCTCATTTAATACTTCAAACATATACTGACTCATCAACTTTGCTCTCAACCTGTATTCAGGATTAAAAGATTCCATCTTCTTGATGCCAGCAATAATTTCATCCGGGAGATCTCCATTTATTATGCCTCCCAAATCTTTTCTTATAGCATAATCCTTACCGTAAGTAAGTTCAAGAGCTTTGACAACTCTTTCTTTTTTGCTCAAACTGTAAATAGGACTTGTTCTGTTTCCTAGTAACCAGCAGAGTCTTACCTCTTTCGCCTTTAGGCTTTTAAATTCATCTACGTCAGCTAGTTCAGGATATTCTAATCTTAGATCTCCGTCTCCCTCCATTCCAAAGATGATCAATTCAACTTCTTTTTCTGCCATAAAATTAGTAAAAATAAGGGTAGGCACTTTTGATACCTACCCTACAAAGATAATTAAATTTTAATTATACAGCTGGACATCCTAAATATGCCGCAGCAGTTGGGAATGTAGTTGCATAAGAACCATCCAAAATTGAAGTCAATTTAGCAACAGTTGCAGCAGTATTAGCATCAGCAGTATTCATGTAAACCAAAGCAGTAACAGGTTTAGTAACTTGAAGTCCGTTAACGATGTTATGGCTGATAACTTTACGGTAGATGATTTGGTATGTTTGGTAACCAGCAGCAGTAACGTAAGTTGATACACCAACTTGATTTAAAACTTGCGAAGGTGTTCCGGCAGGAGAAACCCAAGCAGTAGCATCAGTGATAACAGAACCAATAGGGCCTTTAACAATTAACGCACCAAATCCAGGATTGCTTTCAGTGATACGAACTTTAGTTGAAGAAACAACAGCAGCTGTAAAATAAGCTTTAACATCAGCATTGATACGTGCAACAAATAATGCAGCTAATTCAGCAGCAGTTGGAGTTGCATCAACACCAACTTCGTAAGTACGAGTTTGGTAAGTAGCACCTGTTTCTTTACCTCCACCGAAGAAGTTTTGTACGTTTGGAGCGTATACAGTCAACACGTAGTTTCCGTTTACAGCTAGTGTAGCAGCAGATAATTCAACGTCTACAACGTTAGCAGTTCCAGCAGCATTTGCAGCGTAACGAAATCCTAAAAGGTCTGTAGCTTTAATTTTCAAAGCTGTAGCACCAGATTCGTCTTTGATGCTTAAAAGTCCTGAAGCCAAAACTACGTCTGTAGCAGCAACTGGAGTGTTCAGAATCAACGCTGAATCCGCATTGATAACTGGTAATTTGTAAGTAATCATAATAATTTGTTTTTTTTCACTGACCGAAGTCTGTGTTGGTTAAAATTAATTAACTACACCGTGTAGTTCTTTGCAAATGTAAACAAAAATTTATATTAAAAATTATGGGTTTGGGTTTTTTCTTTTTCTTTTTGATTAAGTATATGTGAGTATATACGTAGTATATACGAATATATAGTTAATCTTTTCTTTTCTCTTTTTCTTTTTTTGCTTCTTTTTTTCTTTTTCTCTTTTCTTATTTTTCTTTTTCTTTTTTAAAAAAAATGCAGAAATATTTTGGAGATTAAAAAATGATTCATAGATTTGCAGAGTGTTGGCACACAAGCATAGAAAAAATTTAAAGGTTATACTAGCCCCCTATTCTCCAATACTGCCAACACACACTCAATGGGGGGCTTTTTATTTTTGTTGGTATGGAACAATTTAGAGTAGTGTGTGTAAATGACAGATTTTGCCCAATGGGCTTTCCTCCTCAGCTTTGGATAGGTAAAGGAGAAATCTACACCGTGGTAGATGCAAAGTATTTAGCAAGACAGCATATGACGATAGGCTACAAGCTTGCAGAGATTGATTTACCTGAGGATTCAGTGTATCAATACTTTCTTTCGAATCGATTCAGACCGTATACTGATGAGGATGAAATGCTAGAAGCAGCACTAGAAGAATTGTTAGAAGAAACAGAACCTATTGTTGTGTAACGAATAATTTATATATTTGTTTCATTAAAAAGAAATAAATTGAATTTAATCGACACATTATGAGTACCTCATCTTCGTACTCAAGCAACAAATTAAGACAGGTCCTAACAAATGGGACTCAGCATTTCATCATCAAGTCTTATATCTATACAGCATTTGAATACGATAGAAAAGTACCTGAGTATCACTTGTATTGGATTAATCTAAATAAAGCCTCACTTGAAGATATGCCCATGTATCAAAGATTATCATGTAAGCACATGAACAAAAAAGAGAAGAGCTATTTCTGGTCTATAGCTGATCAATACAATGTTGTAATTTGCGGTGAAGATGGGATTGTTTGGGAAAATAAAAAACTAGGCCTCGATAAAGACCTAGTTCGAAATCAATCTTACGAATCAATCTAATACTTTTAGGATCTTTCCCGTTCGAGAGTCTACCCGCGCCCTCTTCATCCTAAAATTAGTTTCAGATGATTGGACATAACGTATCACTACGTGCGTATTCTTGTCTTCGTTACGTATGTTCTCAGGTTCGTACCTAGAATGCGACTGAGCGTTTATATATGCAAATGTAATAGCGAATATAGCATCATCATAATCGTATCTAGTATCAGCTGCCTGGTATCTAGTCTGTCTATGACTCGTGGAACTCTTCAAATCCTTCTCAACAAAGGTCTTCAGCTGCTCCCACAACCAAGGTACATCTATGTTGATGCCGTAGGCATCAATCATTTCCTCAGTTTTCGCAATTATACGTGGTGCTGTGTTCGATTTGTTGGAAATGCCGAACCATTTCCCACCATGAGTTTGAAAATATTCAGCTAATTGCGTATTTGCAGTAAACTTATTTTTAAATCCGTGTATTTCTTGGAAATCGACATGCATATCGCCAATATTATTCTCTACTAGCTCCTTTACACCGCCTCTACGTTGCTGATCGTAGTATAAACTCTGCAATAGCACCTGTAAATAGGTCTGTTTGAACTTTCTGTCCCTATGGAAGACTACGGAAGATACACAATTAGTCAATGCATCCCATATTGCACTACACATCATGGAGTGTCCTGTCTCAGAGTTAATGGGGTCAGTCCCTTGATACCATCTATTCTTCCAAATTTCGTTATTTGGTGGGTGATGAACTATCATTGCTGAGGTAGAAACGTCTTCTCGTCCACTTGTATTCACCCATCTAGCTCCAATTATCCTATAATCAGTAAGTAAGTCGGGTGTTGGTTGTGACATATCCATAATTGGCTCGAAATAACCGTATTCAATGGGTACATCTTTACCATATATGTCAGCAAGACGTTGATTACAGGTATGAATAGGCACTAAAGTACGAGCTTTACGCAAGAACATGTCATCTATGGTGATTGGGTAGTGCTGATGGAACTGTACTTTGGCAATTTCACCTTTCTTTGTACCTTCTAGGGATAGATATGCTTTACGTTCGTTGTTGATGTGCTCATCGTTAACCCCTCTACGTGCGTATGCGTTAAAGAATAGAGGAATAATACCGTACTCAAAGTTTCTTTCTTTCCATTGGCTAAGACACATCTTGAATTCTGCCTCGAATACTGATCCACCTTTATCCATCTCACCACCTGTTCCCCAGGCAATGAACTGCTGTTGCATAGTCATTTTACCTGTTTCAGGATTGTACTTAAATAAAGCAGGACGACCTTCACGCATCATCTCACCAAAGATATCGAATAGACCAATCTCATCGATAAATACCGCAGAAGGTGAACCCCCGTTGATTGCATCTACCTGTGGACTATCTACTTGGAATCGTGATGCACCCCCATCGTCTCGTCCTTTCTTATCACCCTTCTTATCGAATGACATTACTTGATCGGTCCAGTTCTTTACATCCTGTGCTAGGTAGTCAGGAATCTTTGTGTATGTCCACTTAACTTTATCTCGGAAGATCTCCACCCCTTTATCTTTGGAGTGAGTAACGAATTTAATAAAGTATGATTTGTTTAGGTTGACACGCTTCATTCCTGCAAGACACATGGTTGTAGTAAAACCAATCTGACGGGCTTTACCAATCATCATAGAGTATCCACAGTCGAATAGGAATAGAAGAACCTTCTGTGCGTCCCATGCTTGGTAACGTAGCATACCATTCTCAGCTTTATCCTCTTTAATCCATCCGTATTTGTTACAGAAGTAAAGTGTGTTATCGTTACACTTTTGGATTTCGGTAGCTAAGAAATTGTATTGATCTTCTTCGTTGTCGAGATCGGTAATAACCGTATCATCTTCTAGCCATATTCTGGCTTGTTCGCAATATAGGTCAAAGGGTTTAAACCTTAACTTGTTTTGCCATCCTGAGTTAATGCTGTCGATCCAATCACTAAATTCTTTTGGATATTCAAACTCTTTATGAGACGGCTTCCACTCTGTTGTAAGTATCCTCCTTTGAACTACATCGTCTTTTGATTGACGCCTAGTCTTTTTATTTTGTTTTTGGCTTGTCTTTTTTGCCTTTCTTAATCTTCTGTCCTAATGCATAAGCTTTCTTAAGCAAGATAGGATTGATTTCTTT